GCTGAATCTGATAGTTTCAATATTTGTAATACTTGCCCAACCGGCCAACTCCAACCTTTGTTAAGTGTTCCCTTAACGTCGGTTGCAAACGTAAACTCGCCACCATGCGATGCTTGATCACCAAAAGTGAAAATCAAATTTCCATCCTCAGTTCTCACAACGAATGAGTTGTGTTCTGTGTTTGCTGTTGCCTGAAAGTTGAATCTTTGCACACTTGCTACTAGTGGTTCGATCTCAACGTCCCACTTAACACCTTTAAATTTTACAGTCTTAAGTTTTTCGTTAATAATCTCAGCATTCATAAATCTGTAATCATTCTTAAAGTCACCCTTTTCGTTTTCGAAATGAATTCCTGTAGGAACAGTTGCTCCGGCTCTCTCACCGGATAATACAGTTATGTTTGCTTTGTCTTTGTATTCCGGACACTTCAAGTGGATATCTAATTTACCCAATTGAGGCATTCCAAACGTACCAGACATTTCCGTTTGTGGCTTGTGAAAAGACCCTTGCAAGATTACAGATCTGTCTTCTGCCATTGAATCAATTGCAGTTGCCTCAGTGCTACCACTGATTTTAACAAGATCTAAAAATCCTAATCCATGCGTGTGTTTAACGATGTCTTTTAAGATGTCTATCATAATGTTTTTATTGTATAGGATATTTAGGTCTTAAGCAAGAGTTATTTCAGTTTTATTATAAACAACTGGATTTTGTTTACCAGGTTTTTGAAATACGGCATAGTTGGCTCCAGGACGGAATTGATTCATTTCTATTATCGTGTAACCTTCTTCCTCAATCATTCTGATCATCTCTGTTTTGGTATTGTAATTCCAATAACCTCTTTTGGCATTATTTAGGTCTTCGTCGTAATGACAGTCTGCATACTGTATCATGCAATAACCCCCGTCAATCAACACTCTTTTAATGTCGTGTATGTATTGTTGCACATGGTTCTGTGTCATGAATGGAAATGTGTCCCAACTAAACACAAAGTTGCAACTGCCCTGTGGTATGTTTGAACACTCTGTATTTTTTGTTAGATAAAATGTTAAATGTTTTTGATGTGCATTTGGAAACATATCTCTAATTGGGTTCTCTACTTGTGGTAGTACGTCTAGATAGAATTGTTTGCCCCATGCTCTAAAATCCATAGAGAACATGCCATTGCCTGGACCAATCTCTAAACTGTTATACGCATTGGTCTTCCCAAACTGCAATATTTTTAATTGTACTTGTCTCCGTAATGCTTCATCTATTATTGGTTTCTTTAGTTTTTGTTGATTGTCGAGCATGAACCATTCGGGTGTTTTGTCAATTCTATCAATTACTTGATCATTGTTAGCATCAACGGCTAGTGCTACGTCCTTTAATATTTTAAGGTTTGAATCTATTAGTTCTTGTAGATCTTCTTTTTTAACTTTTTCTAATTTTTCTATTAGTAGCTTTATTTCTTCTATGCTTAACATAATTGTATTTAGAATTCAAATAGTTTGTTAAATGTATTACTGGTTTCTGTAGATTGTACGTCCCACCCCAATACACCTATCAAGTTATCTAGTTTTTGATCCAATATAGCGGCTTCCATAGCATCTGAATCAAATGGAAGTTCTTTAAGCCATTCCGGAATACGCATCTCATCCACAGGATATGCAATACTTGTGTAGCCCATGGGATTCTGCTTCAGTTTGCACACAATTACTTTTGCACCATCTGTTATGATCATCGAGTATTTGTCACCATACATCTCTTTGCACCTGTTCCAGTTCATACTTGCTCTAACGTGACCTGGCATGTTGGCTTTGCCTTTGGCCGCCTCCGCCGCTTGGTACTTGGTCATGTTGTTTGCTCTCTTGGGAGATCCTTTCTCCCAACCTGGTCTTGCTTTAAACTCTGCTCTAAATTCACTAATTCTATCTAATACATCTTTCTCATCTTTACCTTGCAGTACTAGGTATAATATTTCACCTAAAAAGTCTTGTACAAACACTGGAGTATCTGATCTTTTCAAATCCAGTCCCATAGCTTTTACTTTGCCGTCTTTGCCTTCTGTGTCTGTTCTCTTGCCTTCTTTGTCGTAATACAACACGGCATATCTTTTCTTTGTGATAAACAAACCTTTTGATGCAATAAGTTCTCTACCTGCCGCAATAACTCCTCCTCTTGTAGCTGGACAATGGAATGCTTTGGTCATATATGATTTAAATGATCCGTTAACTTCTTCTGCTATCTTGTCATATAATCCTAATACTGAATCTTTAGTCCATGGTATTAGTCCTTCAGTGATTTCTTTTTGTAATGTTTTGTAGGCTGAGAAATAAACAGAATCTGTATCGCCATACACAATACTTGCACCTTTGTGATCATACTTACCTGCAACAATTTCATTTACTTTTGAAGCCATGTGTTTTGTGATACATCTACCTGTAAGTGTAACTGATTGTCCAATCCTTATATCAAAGAACCTACATCCTGGATTTAGAATTGCACCATACAAACTGTTCAAGTTAATCTTTTTAACAAGTTGTCTTTTGTCCCAATACTCTCTTTCGATTTCATTATCTCCACACTCACGCATTTTTCTCTGCATTTCTTGTCTTTCTTCATACCAACGTTTTAATAAGCCCGGAATAATTGCTTCGTACTCGTATGTGAATATTGTACCATTTGCACTCAACATCCATTTGTTGTTACCATCAAATACTAAATCATACAGTTGTGCCGCACTCATTCTCACACTGGTTTTGTCTTCCCAGTCTACAACAATTTCTGTGCCTTTTTCTTTGTTCATTACTGCAACATATTCCCAACTGCCAAATTGACTGTCCCATGCTGATGCAAATGATTTCTTTTGGTGTAGTGCCCTGTTAACTTCTGCTGATGTTATCACAGGTCTTATCTGTCCTATGATAGTTTCTGGTCCCATGTTCAATGCTCTAATCACACTTGGATAGAGTGAGTTGATGTCGATAGACCCAATCCAATCATGTATTCCTTTTTGCGGAGTTGCTACATAGGCACCTGCCGCTGATACTGGCGGAGCATCCTTGTCTCTGTATTTTCTTCCAGGAACAATTAAGCCCTTTCTATGCGACTCATTTACAATGGCTTGTTCAGTTACTGCAACTGCACCCATTGTGGTTTGTAGTAGCACAGTGTTTTGGTGTGCAATTTCATTTGCAAGTTCTATGAATTTTAATTTCTTTTCTAGTTTGGCTAGTAGTAATGTATCTTGTCTGTTGTATTCTATAAACAATCCAAAGTCATTTTTATAAAGTGCATCTAGTGAACCTTCGTATACTGTTTTTCTTTCTCCTAGTTCATGTTCGCCTATTGCATCTAGTCTGAAACTGTGTCTTTCCTCATATGTGTATTTTCTATAAAGTTCTAGCAAGTCCAAATGTACTCTGCCAACAAGCTCAAATGTTAATTGTTCTTTGCCATACTTTTCAAATAATCTCTTTCTAGGCTTTTCACCCCAAAAGCACAAACGTCTTGTATCATCTGAACTTAATACTTTCTGTATTCTACCCACGGTGTACGGAATATCATAACCTTCACTGTTCCACCCTGATAGTATGTCTGCATCTTCAACTAGTTCTAAAAATGCGTCCAACATATCTTTCTCTTTTGCAAACAACATTGTGTTAGGGAAACGTTCAGTTAAAACTTTTGCATCTTGCATACTGATTGTCTTTGGAGGTACTGCAAGTGTAACCAGTTGATCCGTCCAGCTCATATAACAACTGATGGCAGTTATGGGCATGAACGGATCATCTGTAGTTGAATAACCCCTTTCAGGATCAAAATCAACTTCAATATCAAAAAACATAGTGTTCAACTTGGGAGTCTCTTTGCCTAAGTAGTTCTCCTCAAGACACCTAAACACAGGATTGATATCTTGTTCATAAAGAGACTTATTGGACCTTAATCTTTGCTCCTTGATGAATTCTTTGTGTGTTGCACAGGTAACCTTTTGTAAAGATTCCCCAGTCATGCTTCTATGTTTGCCCCTTGCGTCTGGATAGTAAAACACATACCTTGCGTCATACTCTACAAACACACGACCTTTTTTAGGATCACGTTCTACAACATAAATTTTATCTTCGTCTCTTTTGTATAGTGCGTCTATGTAACTCATTTAAAAAAATACTCTTATGTTTCCTATTACATTCATTATAGTAAACCATGATGCCAAAAAGCAAGTCCAAATAATTCTCCTACGATAAGCCGCAACGGCCAGTGTGGTTGAACCTAAAAGATACAACGGAAAAATCAATTGCATGTCAGGTCCGGGGGAAGTAAAAGTTAGTAGTGTTGATCCCCAAATGGTGACCAAAACAGAAAATACTTCCAAATAAAATGCAAGTCTATCTGTAATATAACTTTCTACCCAAAATTCTTTGAGTACTTTTAACACTATAATTTGCCGGCTGTGTTTAGTATGCTTTCAAGTGTGTCCATGTCATCGGCAATGTTTTGATAGTTGCCTCTGTGTGCCACAGATATTGCTTTGTTGATTAATGCTGGTTTTAGTTCAAGCTCTTCTGATATTGCTTTTACTGTGTCTTTTAACCCACCTTTAAGGTCTTCGACTTCGCCTAGTACTTGTGAGCCTTGTGATATAATTTGGATCAGCTTTTGCTTTTCCGCATCGTTGAAGTTTCTTACTGCCATTTGTTTCTCCTGTTGTTATTCAACAAGTATATAACAAATATAATATAGAGTCAATTGGTATTTGGATTATTCTACGTTGCCTTTGTGTCTGGCTCTTTTTGCAACATCACCTTTTTCCATAGCTTCTGCCCAAACAATCATATTGTTTACCAAGCTCTTGACCATTCCAATAGTTTCTGAATCTTGTAGAATATTATCTCGGCCTTGTGCTTCTGATTCTATGTTGCATAGTGGTGGTGTTGTTAGTGCTAGGTTAGATGCAAAACTGGCCAATGTGCCTGTTATGTGTTGCCAACCGTCTACTCCGCCTGACACGATGCTACCAAACACTTTGCCAAACATTGGTTTGTAATCATTTCCGTCAATGCTCCAAGTGTCGATATAATCTAATCTCTCAATCAGTGCCTGTGTGTGACTGCTGAACATACCCCACCATATAGGTGTGGCAATAATGATACCGCTCATGTCTGGTTGTATCATTCTGTGTATTACTGGACGTAGATCATCGTCTTCGTCTTGTGTACTGTTTTTGTAGTTTAATTCTGCTGTGTTTACTATTTCACACTCATGCCCAAGTTTTTCAAAACCTACCTTGACCATCTCACAAACAACCGATGTGTTTGATTCTGTAGATGGCCTTAGTGTACCATTTACAATTATAAATTTCATTATTTTTTCTTAATTGGAACGCAGTTGTCTACAGTCTTTCCACCTTTTTTCTTTGTGCCCATTCTCTTGTAGCCTTTCCAACAAGCCTTACCGTCAACGCCTTTTTGCTTCTCTTCTGGTAGGTGTTTTTCTGTAACTTCGTATATTCTCATATTACCACTTTCTGCAAGACCAATATCTTGCTTTTGTTTTAGGTCCTGGGTTGGCACAGTTGTGCCTTGCTCTGAATGATTTTCTTGCTTTTGGATTGCTTTTTCTAATTCTCATTGTGGGTCTCTTCGCACTAGTACCACCGTGTCCAAAATTTACTTTTTTAACATTGCCTGTTTTAGGATCTTTTACATAAACTTTAAATTTTTTAGAGTCACCACGCATGGGTTTGTTAAGTGGAACTTTTCTACCTTGGTACTCTGCGTCAAATAAATCTGTTTCGTCTTCTGGGAAACCTAATGCACCTAATACTTCTTCAAAGTCCTCGTCTTCTGCTATGTCAAACTCGTCACCCTCTGGCATTGGTGTGTAATCTTCCATGCCTGCTAGTTCTTTCATT